GTCAGCCGCTCCTGCGAAGCCCAGCGGAATTCGGTCGAACGGCTCAGCTCATCAAAGGCTGCCGTGTCCAGGTTGAAGTAATACGGCTCAATCTTCGGATCGCGCGGCTGAATGATCATCAGGTGCGGGAATGGCTTCACCGCCTCCGGCGCCGGCGTAGCCTCACCAGCAAAGGAACTGGTGGGCACGATGTTGGCCAGCGAAGGACTGACCTTGCCGGCGACGTTGTTGATCGCCGTGGCCGCCTTGCCCGCCTGTTCCTTCAACGTGCCCAGCCGATCCTGCACTTCAGCCGCCGCGCGAGTGGCGCGGCCGTACACCGCTACCACCTGACCGACCTTGGCCTGAGCCGCGTCGACGCCGCGCATCACTCGCTGAAGTTTGGCGCCGATGGCCGGACCAACGAACGGGATATTTTCCAGCTCGGACGCGGCGCCAGTTAGTTCACGGATCGCGCCGTTGACCGGAGTCAGCATGCCGTCAGCACTGCGCCGCCCGGTTTCCGCTGCCTCGACCAAATACTTCAGGCTCGATTGCATTTGCTCCATGTAAGCCATGAGGCCTCCTTACACATGGGGTTCGTCGTACAGCTTGGCGGCATTCTGCTTCGCAGCGCCTTCTATCATTCGCTGCATGTGCGGCAGCAGATCCTGCGCCAAGGTTTGCGGGTCTTTGACATCACCTTGCACCGTGACCGGCATGCTCAGCGAGTACTGAAACTGCTGATCCACCTTGGCCGGTACCGGTTTTTCTGGCTCCTTGGGTTGAATGGCGAGCGCCGCCGACTTGAGCGGCGCCGTCACCGCCATCGAGCGCGCGACATCCCCCAACACCGGGCCTTGCTGCGCCGCTGATACCATCATGAGCGGCGTGGTCGGCACCGGCGCCTTTGCCGTTTGCTCGGGCTTTTCATCCTCACCGCCGAACAGCGACTTACCCAACGACCCGCCCAGCGCCGCACCGCCCTGACTGCCCAGGTAAGCACCGATCATGCCGCCGATAGCGGTGCCGATGATGGGCACAACCGAACCGATGGCGGCGCCTGCTGCTGCACCGGCCATGGTGCCGGCCAGGTTGCCAGCGGCCGAACCGTAACCTTCGGCTTTTTCGTCCTTGGTCTTGGCGTTTTGAAAGGTTTCAAGCGCCATCGCGCCAGACTCCAGCAGCGTGCCGCCAGGAATGACCTTGGCCGCCTTGCCGACCTTACCGACGGTTTCTGCGACGACGCCGAGCTTGGACAATGCCCCAGGAACTGAAGGGACTGATGGCGATGGGATCGAAACAGGGGGACGTGAAACCGGAACAGGTGGACGAGGCACAGATGGGCGAGGCCCCCTCGAACTCGGCAACGACCGGCGCCGAGCGCTGCGCCTTGGCCCACGTCCACGTCGGCGCGATTCGCCCGACGCATCCACACCGCCCCCTATAGCGCCGGCATTGACGACGAAAACCTTCCTGACGCCGTCGTTACCTGCACCACTTTCAGTACCAAGGCCACCGCCTGTTGCCGCATCCTTCACCCGCGAAACTACATCCAGCCCAGTCGCTACCAGATCAAGTTCTCCGGGGTTTTTATTTGGGGCTTCGCTCCCATTCCTGCCACCGCGCGACCCACGCGCAAGGTTTAGCAGCCCCTTGCTGATCTTGATCGTGCTGAAGATACCTTTTAAGGCGATCAGCCCCGCCCCGACCGTGGCGATACCGGCAACCACCCCGGGCGCGCTATCAGTCAGCGACGTAATGCCTTTAGTAACCTTGGTCAACGACTCGGCCACGGTGTCCGTCACCGGGCGCAGCGCATCGCCGATGCTGCGCATGGCGTCATCCATCGACTGGGCCAGTTCAGCCCATTTCTGCGATGACGACTCGCGCCGCTCGGCGAGGTTCTTGTCGAGGATCCCGGTCGCGTCACGCGAATCGTTTTTGAGCTGGCTGTACAGTGCCTTGTTCTGCATGTATGCCGACAGAGCGGCCTTGACCTGCATGTCGGCGAACAGGTCGCCGGTGCGCAGGGATTCTTCCAACGAGGCCATCATGGCCTTGGCTTTATCGGGGTTAGCTTCCTTGCTGATTTTTGACGTCGCTTCAGCCATGGCCTCCGCACGCTTCGGATCGGTCGCCTGAATGTATTTCTGAGCCAGCGACATGCTGGTCTCAAGCGTCGACATACCGTTTTGCAAACCGGTCTGCATCGATCCCTTGTAATCAATCCCGGCTTTTTCGTAAGCCTTGACCGTATCAGTCGAGCCGATTTTGCCCATCCAGTTTTTCAGGTTGTTGGCCGCTTCGTCCGAACTGCCGGCCTGTTTCATCTGCACCTGCAGCATGGCACCCAGTTGGGTCACCGCATCCAAGCCGGTGATTCCGTTGCTGGCCATGTTGGCCAGCAGTTCCGGGAACCACTTGGCCATGTCGGCCGCTTCAAAGCTGCCCGCCTGACCTTGGTAGGCGATCGCTTCCAGCGCCTGCTGCATCTGCTTGGGGTCGGTGATCTTGGCGTTCTGCCCTAGGGCGTTGATCATCTTCGCCGTGTCGACGCCGCTGGATCCCTGCCCCACGACAAACTTGGCCGCGACAGGCGCGTATTCCAGCGCCTTGCTCAAGTCCATACCGGCGCCGACCAACTGATTGACCACGTCGGCCACATCGTTGCGCGCCATGCCGGTATCGCGTGACGTGTCGATGATCTTGCGCGACATCTCCTGCTCTTGCGGCTTGTTGGCAATGCCGGCCTTGATCGCGATGTCACGGACAATCGCGCCAAAATCAGCGCTGACCTTGGCCGGCACCGCCATGGCACCGACACCGACCACCGCCGCACCTACGGCGCCCTTCATGCCCTTTACGCCAGAATCAATCTGCTGATGACCCTTGGCTTTCAGCTCGGCTTTGTTGGCCGTCTGCCCCATCGAGCGATAGGCTTTTTCCAGCCGGCCGACCTCGACCCCCTGCTTTTTCAAGCTGTCGAGGTTCGAGTTCAAACGGTTGAGCAATTTGGACGCGCCGGCAGCGCCGGTGTCGTGAGCCTTTTTCCACTCTTCGCGCAGGCGGATAGTGTCGCCAATCGTGCGCTGCAGCACGCGCGCTTTGTTGCCTTCTGCCTCGAGGCGCTTGATGCGCCCGGTCACATCCTTGAACGCGGCGCCGACCGTGGAACTGACGGCACCGCCGATCACCAGCCCGAGGGCGAGTTTGTTTGCCATGTCATGGCCCTCATGTGCCCAGCACTACCGATGGCGGCTCAATCCGTGAGCCACCACACCATTTCCGCAAACGGCATCGACTGGATCTCGGCGGCGGAAAATCCGGTTTCCGCCGCCAGACGTTTCGCCGCCGACTTGATCACGCTGGGGTTAAAGCCCGTCGTCGTTGTCCATGCGAAAATAGCCGGCCTGTAAGCGGTTAAAATCCACCAGCTTCAGCCCCTCCAGATCCGAGACAGGCGCACCGGACAACGCAGCAAACAACACCAGCTCGCGCTGCTCATCGTCACCCCCCACTTCACGGTTGGCCGCTCGTACATCGCCCACGGTCGGTGAACGCAGGGCAAGCTTGTCGACGGTCACGCCGTTGATCTCGCTCGGGCACGACAGCGTCACCAGCACCTGATCGGTGGTCAGCGACAACCACGCCGGCATCGAGTCCGAATAATCGGTTTTCGGTACCAGGTGCGAATACGCCGTTTGCACGCGGCGATAATCCATCAGTTTGAGGCCTTCCAGATCCTTCAGTCCGACTTCGGCGAGACCTGCGAACAGCATCAGCTCGCGCTGTTCGTCGTCGCCGTTGGCAGCACGGTCAGCCGCGCGCACTTCACGCACGGTCGGGTTACGCAAGTTCAGCGTTTCTACATCGATGCTGTTGGCTTTGGTTGGACGGGTTAGCGTCACGACGGCACCGAGTGCACTGAGCGACAGCCAGGCCGGCAGGTTTTGAGCGATTGCTTGTGTCATCTGAATCTATTCCTTACAGGCCGAGCGCCTGACGCACTTCGAGGAGTTGGTCTTTGCCGTCGATCACTTGAATGCCGGCGACCATGTCGATCTCGTACATCAGGCGCCCGTCGATTTCGAGCTTGTAGTACGTGACCGCAACGGCATGTTTGATCTCGGCAGCATCGCCCGCTTTCCAGTCACCCAGATCGACCTCTTTGAGCCGGCCGCGCAGGGTGGCGACGACCGCCGTTACCGCGCCTTTTTGGCCCTTGAAGGCACCACGAAACGTGGCGTTGAACGCCGTGCCGTCAGCCAGGCCGAAGTATTTGAGCGACTCGCGGCGCACGCCCTTGGTGACAAACGAGGCTTCCATTTTTTCCAGCCCCTGATCCATCTCGATGGGGCCGGCCATGCCGCCCCCACGATATTCGTCGGTCTTGGTGGTCAGCTTGGGCAGCGTCAGGCTGGGCACGTCGCCGGAGAAGTTCACGCCGTCGACGAACAGGTTGGTGTTGTACAAAGTCTGAGGAATCATTGGTTACGCCCCCTTAGGCTGCTTCAAGCACTTCGGTCATCCACTGATCGGTGACTTCGAAAAGAAAATTTGGGTTCTCTGCCGGCGGCACGTCGGTGAAACGGATACGCCAATACACCTTGCCTTGGGCGATCTGGCTGGTCGTGTTCAGTTCGGTGTCGGGGAACACTTCAAAGTTGATGATCGCGCCCTGGGCTTTCAGGTCGGCCATGAAAGCGTTGAGACCATTGGTGACATCGGTCACGTAGGTCTTGGTGATCGAGCGGTCGACCGCCCATTTGTGCCCGGCCTGCACCGCATCCATGAGAATGAACAGCGTGCGAACGCGGGTAACGAATGCCCACTTCGGATCGCTCGACAGCGTACGGTTGCCCCACAGGCGGTAACCGTCGTCGCGAATGATCGTGGTGATATTGGCGTTGTTGAGCAGGTTGGCCCGGCAAGTCTCGTCGCCGTCCAGGTACTCGACCGCGCGACCGGTGCCGGTGATGCCGGTCAACTCCTTGTTCGATGGCGAAGCCCAGAAACCGTACTCAGCATCCGTCCAGGCAAACAGGCCCGCCGCCCAAGCCGAACCCGGTGCGTCGACGGTCTTGCTGGTAATGGTGTCCCAATACTTGACGCCCGGATCGACCATGAACAGGTTGCGACTGCCGAAGTTATCGGCGTAGGCCATAGCGGCCTCGTCGGTCGTGCCCGGGCCATCGATGATGCCAATGGCGCGCAGCTTCTGCGCCAAGCTATCGAGCGCCGTGGCCACCGCCTGAGTCGCCGTATGACCCGGCGCGATCAACAGCCGCGGTTGCGCATTGAACATGCTTTTACCGTCGATCAACGCCTGTAAGCCCGTACGTTGACCGGACTCCAAAACACCGCCGATGATCGCCGAGGTTTGCAGCGCAGGGTCTTCCAGCTTGGCCACGCCGATGGCGACGATCACCGCCTTGGCTTTGACGTAGATCGCCTGACAGGCCTTGGTGATTGCCGAGTCGGGACCGAAAGCGGCGATGGCTTCGCGCTCGGTGGTGATCAACTTCAGCTCACCCGCCTTGGCTGTACCGCCGCCGAGGACACCCGGGGTGAACGTGTCACACAGACCGATAATCGACGACGACGGCAGCGAGATAGTGCGCGCGCCAGTGTCGACCGACGTGGTCGTGACGCCGTGGAAAAAACTCATAAGGGTCAGTCTCCAGAAACGAAAAAGCCCCGCATAAGCGAGGCTGTGAGGGTGTTCGTGTTACGCGTAACGGAAAAGAAAACGCCCCGTCAGTGCGGGGCGTTTATTGGGCTTGCTCGATCAGCCAGGGCGGCGCGATCGGGCGATGCTCAGAGAGCGGGAACTGCGAGCCTTGCGGCCAGTCGCGCAACTGCCGGCGGTAGGCTTGCATCTCGGCATATTGCTCGGGCGTGAGCGAAGTTGCGCCGCCCTCCTCGAGTTCGTCACGGTGCCGGGAAACCAGCGGATCGGTCAGAGCCAACTGGGCATCCCGCCAGGTGCGCTCAGTTTCGGCCAGCGCCTCTGCATCAAGTGGCGGCGGATCAATCAGCACCGGTTGACCGTTGGGCCGTGACGACATCATTTTGGGACTGGTCGACAGCTCATTGAGCAGCGATTGCCAAATACTTTCCGACACCTCGACTACGTCCGCCGGCATGTCTTCGCCATTGATCTCAAGGGTATAAGCCCCGCACGTCGTCGGACTGAAATACACAACTTTACTCATGATCAATTCCCCAATGCTCGCCACCACACCGTCCAGTTGACCGCCGACGCACCCGCCGCATTTTGCAAGCGCACCGTGCAACCGGTCTTGGTCACCGTCGACCCCATAACAGCGCTCATCAAACTCAACGAACCCACATGAACAGGGATGATGCTGAGGCAGGAGTTTGGGAACGGGACAGGGAATGTGATGTAAGCGTATCCGTTAGCATCCGTAAGGCCCGAACCCCACTGATCGATCAAACCCGACGGTTGCCGCTGATAACCACTCCCCAGAATCGAAGACACTCCCGACCCGCCTACAGCAAGCCAGCCAACCCCCGAAGAGATGAATTCCGACGCAACGCCGTTACCCAACACCACGTTGGGTGAGCCAGCCGCATTGCCATTTGGCCCGGAAACGTTGCCGTTGATAGACCTTACAGTGCAGGTGGTCATTGACCCCGCTTGTATGTAAATACGGCTACCGCCGGGCAGCAGCGCGCAGTCCGGCAGCGTGAGAGTGACAGCCGCACCGCTTGTATAGACGTACTTGCCGACATCAGCCGCCGTCAATACCGTATTTGCAGCGTAGTTAACGTAACCGGCCAAACTACCCGCTGCACGCTGCACAAACTCGGTAGTCGCCAATGACTTGCCGCTGTCGAATTGCGGCTGCGTCTCCCAATGCGGCCCCCGCAAAATCGGCGAATACTTCAGCGCGCCATCGCCCCCTTCCAGCGCCCAGCCCTGACCGTTATTCAATCGCCGGAAGGCCGAGATTGTCGATTGAGGCTGAGTGAACGGCCCCAACGCGCCGTTGATCGCAATCAGAGACTGCCCGGCCTTCGCCTTGAAGGTCGCACCATTCAACCCCGCGAGAACCGTAACGACTGCCCCCTGAGGAACGGTGCTCGCATCCGGTAGGGTGACGGTCGACCCCGCCCCCCCGGGCGCCACCAAGCGCCCAACATCAGCCGGCGATAAATCAACGCTCCCGGGATAGGTCACCAGATCCGCATAACTCCCCTGCGCTCGCTGGGCGAACTCGGTCGTCGCAAGCGATTTGCTGTTGTCGAACTGCGCCGGCGTCGGGGCTGTCGGGTTGCCGCCGAAACTCGGCGAAAACAACCGGGCAAACCCGTCTGTAATGTCTTTGAACGTCAGCGCGGTAGTGCCCACGACAATCGGGCCATCTGTCACCAGTTGCCAAATCGTATCGGCCTGCGTCGCCCCGGTCTCGACCGCCACTGTCAGGTTGGGCGTCACCTTGGCGCTGTTATCCGCATCCTTGGCCCGCACCCAGGCACCCACCGCCACCACATACGGCCCGTTATCCTTGGCGGCCGCCTGATTTTTTACCAGCACCCGATCACCGGACGCGAGCGCGACACCGTCAATCGTCTGCAGACCGACCAGACTGATGTTGGCAGTGGTAGCGGCGCGTACCGACTGCTTAATGTCGAGCTTGCTCAGCTCGTCCAGAATGCGCGAATCGACGTATTCACGCGTCGCCAGCACCACGGCCGGGTCGATCTTGAGGGTGATATTCCCGGTACTGGACACCACAAAATTCATCCGCACCACTTGCGTGCGGCCGGAGCCTTGCGAAAGCAGCGGCTTGAAGCTCGGCGCACAGTTGGCCACCGCCACCAGATCCCCGTCCGCGTCGTACAGGCCGATTTCGCGAATCCACTTACCGCCCTCGTCGGCCGGAATGATTTGCTCGGCGATGATCACCGCCGAGTTGACCGGGTCAACCCGTAGCTGATTCAACGGCTTGCGCCGCCACTCATTGAGCAACTTAGTCTGATCGGCCGACGGGATCGGATTCGGCGGATCGGCCAACCCGCCCGGGTTCGCATCGCCGACCCCCATTTCCGTGAGCTTCCAGGCAATGCCAAGCGCGTCAGCATTCGCCTGCTTAGCCATCCCCACTTTCGTGAGGATCGCGAAAAACTGCGAATTCGCATCAATCATAATAAACGTCCAGGGTGTCTATGGTGTGTTCGCGGCCGACCACGCCAATGCTGCCAGTGACCTCGATGTCACGCATGACGGGCGGGTAAACGTCGATTTCGTCGCCGTCGTAAAGGGACACGGCAATGTCAAAATTGCCTTGGGTTTCGAGACTGATAGCCAGCCCGGTCAGTTGCCGGGTGACGGGCTTGGCGTCGTCAATCAGGCGCTCTAACTCCTGATACATTTCCTCGGTGATACCGGTATCGAGAACGCCCACCTTCAGCGCGAAGGTGCCCGGCACACCCTCGGGCACCGTCTGGAACCACTCGACAATCTCGATCAGGTAGCCCAGCGGCTCGACCACGCGGCGCAGCGCGCCGATGGTGCCCTTGTGCTTGTGGATGTAGTACGACGCCTTGATGGCCGCGCGCTTGGTCGCCTCAGACCATCGGTAGTCCCAGCGATCGACCGACCACGCCCACGCCAGATGCGGCAGCAGATGCACCGGACAGGTGTCGGGGTTGTAGAGATCGCGCAGTGGGACAATCGTCTTTTCGAAAAACGCGGCCTCCATGGCCCGTTCCAGTTGCGTGCTGTTGAGCGGCAGTAGACTTTTCATATCAGCCCGCCAGCCTCACGCTGTAGCGCGTACAGAACGCCGCCTGAGCCTTGGTCGGGGCCAAGTCCTGCCACCCGACCAACTCAACCCGGGCAACGCCGGCAACGTGCAACTGGGCGTCAACAGCCGACCGCGCGACCTCGACGCCCAGCCGCTTGCGTGGATTGATCCAACCGGCCAATCGGCTTTTCGCTTCGGCCAAACTGGCATCTGCTTCGGGGCCGGCGCCGGCCATGTGCAGGATGGCGTCAATCTCGTAGCGCATCACCTGCGCGCTCTGCACGGTCACACGATCACCGACCGGGCGCACGTCATCGTCATTCAGCGCAGCGGCCACAGTCGCCAGCAGCTCCGGCGGCGCTTCGCCTTCCCCTTCCAACCCCAGCACCGTGACCGTGACGTAACAGGGCTTCGGGCTCTCGGCCGTGGCATCTGCCACCAACCCCGAGGCATTGCGTGCATGCAGGATGTAGCTGTTACGCGGGCCGGCCGTGGTCAAGCCCTCATAGGCCAACTGGATGCGCTCGCGAAACGGGTCGTCGTCTTCCATGACCTTGGGCACTGGTGGCACTGCCAGCAGATCCTCGGGCTGAATGACCAAGCGCTTCAGATTGACGTTGGCTCCCAAGTGATCGAGGTCACCGCGAATGGCGTGCGCCAGTAAAAGCGCCTTGCCTGCGTCATTGACTCGGGCGCGGTTACCGACCTTGTTGTAAGCCCCGACCTCAAGCACTTTGACCACTGGATCGCTTTCCAGCGCGGCCGTCCAGTTACCACCCATGTACCCGCGAAAGACGCCTAAACCGTCCTGATAAACCTCTTCAAAATCCAGAGGCTCCAGCACGGTCGGCGCCGGCAGCGACGACAAATCAACGGTACTCATGCAGCCACCTCCAACGTGACGCCGTCGCCCAGGTACTTCCCGACGATTTGCAGATTGATTTGCCCACCAATGACGGAGAGGACACGCACCTGGTCGAGCTTCAAACGTGGCTCCCAGCGCTCCAAAGCGCGAGCGACCTCAGCCTGTACGGCACTTTTCCAGCCTTCGTTAACGGGCAAATCGACAAACCGGCGCAGCTTGCTGCCGTACTCCATGCGGTGCCGGCGACTGCCCAGCGGCGTGCTCAAGATGTCGGCAATGGATTGGCGCAGGTGCTCGATGCCGGATATGGGTAGGCCGGTCTGGCGATCCATTCCGATCATCGATGTCACTCCTTGAACGGCTCGTATTCTTCGCTGGCTTTCAGGAACTTGACCGCCTCGATGTCGGAGGCTGGCACCACGACCGTCGCCTTCTCCACCGGATAGGAACGGTCGGT